TCAGCCTGCTACGCCTGCGCTCCATAAATACTTGCCGTATAACTCAAATTCGTGCGGTTCAAAACGACTTAAGTCCAATTCTACGGTGGGGTAGATGCTTTTGTTGGGGTTGTCGCTGATGATTTGGTAGCGGTCGGGGGCGGTACGGACAAGGCGTTTGACGCGAATCTCGTCGTATTGGCGGAACAGGTACACGCCCTCCCCTGTGAAACGGGCTGTGGCGTGCCACAACACGGCTCCACGGTCAATCAGGGTAGGAAACATACTGTCGCCTTGTACGCGGGTACAGAAGCAATGGGCGGGCTCTACGGCTAATTGCTGGATAAAGGACGCGCGAAACCACATGACATCGCAGTTGGTGTCCCAGACGATGTTGCCGTTGCCTGCGCTGGCAAATACTTGACTGTAATAGCGGATGGGGACGATGCGTTTGCGGTCCTGCTCGGCTGCCCATTGTTGGTATTGGCTAAAAGCGGGCTGCATGGACAGGGGTAAATCATACAGGGCAGATGGTGGGGTGGCTGTATGGGGGACACTGGGGGCGGTTTCCAGCAGGTGCAGTAAGCCTTTTTCTGTTAATTCATGGATTACCTTATCAGGTAAGGTGTACAACGTCTTGACACCATTGCGTCCACCTTTGCCTTTTACTGTGCGGCTTGCCCAGTTTTTACTTTCTGCTCTCTTCTTTACCCCTCCTTTACTTGAAGGCAAGTCAATTTCAATGCCTTGTTCTCGGGCGTGTTGAACCAAATCCACTATTTCTTGGGTGCTTAATTCCATCGTTTTTTGTTCCAAATGAAGTGTCCTACTTTTTGGAAAAGTAGGACACCAAGTCGGACACAGAGTTAATAAAATTAGTTCAATTATTTATCAATAGCTTACCTGAAAATAGGTAAACTTCTTTGGTAAACTAGTTGATTACTTTGGTGTACTACTTTATCATGTTTAAAACTTCCAAACAGAAATTATAAAACGTTTTGGAAATTGCTCTTTAACAATTTGGAAAAAAGCCGAATAAGTGCAAGCTATCTGTATCAAAGAAACAGTTGAAAGGCTGTTTAACAGGCAAACTTGGTGCATTGGCATCAGGTTTGCCGATTAAATGGTTTTGAACTTGAGAAAGGAGAGGTTGTGCATCCTGAATTGATACGGGCTGAAATCAGAATGCGGGGAAAAACCCTTACTGACCTAGCCCGTGAATACAATATCTCGCCGCGTGTGGTGAGTTTGGCATTGCAAAAACCAAGTTTGGCAGGCGAGAAAGCCATCGCTGATTTTTTGAACCGACCACTGCATGAGTTATTTCCGCAGCGTTGGACAAAAGACGGTAGGCGTATCCGTCCGCGTTATCGTTATCTATATGAGGAACAGGCAGCATGAGTATGCAGTTTTCCATTGCAGAATTATTGGCTTTGGAGCTGCCCGATTTGCCAAAAAGCAAATCAGGCTTAACCAAGCGAATTAAAACGGAAGCATGGGCATTTATTGAAGTGGCAGCCAAAGGCGGCAAAGGCGGTGTGAAAAAAATGTACACGCCGCCACCTGCTATCTTGAAACAGATACAGGCGCAACAGGCTGAAAAGCTGTTGGCGGAAACTGCACCTGCACCGTTGCCTGCTGTACAGGCTGATACCCGTGAAGATGCGTTGGCTGGCAGTACAGCAGCACAACGTAATCAGGAGGGGGCGCGGTTGGCGGTGTTGCAGGAAGTGGAAAAGCTGATGACGCAAACGGGTGTGGGTAAGGATGCGGCAATTACCACGCTGCTGACCCAAGCCAAACAAGCGGAATATCCGCATTTGGCGGCGATGTTGGCGGCAGCTAACGATAAGCGCGGCGGTGGTGGGGGCATACCCAGCAGTCGGACGATTAAACGTTGGTTCGCGCAGCGTGAGGCTTCGGGTAATCTGATTGCGAAAAAGATACAGGCAGATATGCGTGTGCCTGCGTGGTTGAACTTGTTTTTGCAGCATTGGCAGCAGCCGATGAAGCCGAGTGTGGAACGGGCTTACCTCTATTTTGTGTCTGATTGGGCGGCGCAAAAACCACTTGAAAAACCGCCGAGTGTCCATGCGGTGCGGCGGGCGTTGGCGAAAATGGGCATGGTCAGCCGTCAGGTGGGGCGCAAGGGGGCGCGGGAGTTGAAAAACGATTTGCCGTTTACGCGGCGGGAATTTTTGCACCTGCCACCTGCGGCGATTTACACGGCGGACGGGCATCAGTTTGACGCGGAGGTGTTGAATCCGTTGAGCGGTAAGCCGTTTAGACCTGAAATCACGACGGTGTTGGATATTGCGACACGGCGGCTGATGGGTTGGAGCGTGGGCTTGGCGGAAAGCCGTTTTACGGTGCTTGAAGCCTTGTGCCATGCGAGTCGTACGGCGATTGGGGCGGTGTGGTATGTGGACTGGGGTAAAGGCTTTGAAAATCTGATGATGACCGATGAGGCGGTGGGCTTAATGGGACGGTTGGGCATGACGATGAAACACGCCCGCGCTTATAACTCGCAAGCGAAAGGGGCATCGGAACGCAGCCACCAGATATTTACCCATGCAGCTAAAGCCTTGCCCAGCTATATCGGCAAGGATATGGATGATGAGGCACGGAAAACGGTGTATCGCTGGTCGCGCAAGGAAATCAAGCTGCACGGGAAAATCATCAATAGCCCGATTCCCACTTGGGATGAGTTTAAGGCTTATGTGGAAGCGATTGTGGACGATTATAACAACCGTCCACACCGCAGCCTGCCGAAAATCACGGACGCAAACGGTAAGAAACGCCACTTAACGCCACATGAGATGTGGGCGTTAAAGGTTAAGGAGTTTGGCGAGCCGCCAAAAGTGGGGGCGGAAGAGGAAGGCTGGTTATTCCGTCCGCAAATTGTCCGCACGGTAAGACGTGGTGAAATCAGTATTTTCAACAATGTTTATTTTAGTGAACAACTTAATGAGTACAACGGTTTGGAAATGCGGGTGGGCTACGATGTGCAGGACGCACAATGGGTGTGGGTGTATGACGATGCGGGCAGGCTGGTATGCAAGGCGGAATGGAATGGTAACAGTCAATCCTACTACCCTGAAAGTGTGGTGGCTCAAGCGATAGACAAACGCACGGAAGCGCGTATCAAACGGGCGGAAGTACGGGTGCAGGATGCGCTGGCAGAACGGCGCGGGGCGGCGTTGTTGGAACATCAGCCCAGCGTGAATTTGGGAGGCATGGTGTTGGATTTATCGGGGGCGGAACTGGCAGCCAAAGGGGAAGCGGCGATGGTGCGCTTGGCGGAACGGGCAAATGCGGACAAGCAGCAGGCGGTGGTTGTGCCAGTAAGCGAGGTACAGCAGGCAAATGTGTGGCGTGTGCCTGAAACGGCGGCGGAACGGTTTGCCGAATACTGGCGCATCTGCGACAGGGCGGATTTGCCTGATGCAGCGGCGCGGTGGGTTAAGCGTTATCCACAAAGCCATGAGTATCAGGCGATGCACAAGCAGGCTGCCTGACAAAGCGGCGCAGGAAACGGAACTTCCTGCGCCATGTGTTTAAAGATTTTTTAAAACCTATCTAAACGGAGTAATTCTATCATGAAAATTGCCAATATTAACAACCTTTCTTTGGTCGCGATTGCGATGGAAAAACTGACCAACCGTATGGACGGCTTGCCTGGACTGGGCGTGTTGTATGGTCCGAGCGGTTACGGTAAGACCACTGCTACGGTGGCGGTTGCCAACCGCACCCAAGCCTATTATGTGCAACTGCGCTCGGCTTGGAGCAAAAAAACCCTGCTGGAAAAAGCCTGTTTTGAAATGGGTGTACCCGTTGGCAAAAACGTTGCCGCCAGCTTGGACAATATTGTCGAACAGCTTGCTGCCAGCCAACGCCCCTTAATCTTGGATGAAGCCGATTATCTGGTCAGCAAGGCGGGCATGGTGGAGCTGGTACGCGACATCTACGAGGGCAGTCAAGCTCCTATTATGCTGGTGGGCGAAGAGCAGTTGCCCAACAAGCTGAAAAAATACGAGCGTTTCCACGGGCGCGTGTTGAGTTGGATTCCTGCCCAGCCCGTGAGCATGGCAGATGCGGAGCTGTTGGCGGCGGTGTATGCGCCTGATGTGCAGATTGATAAAGAGCTGCTGGCGCATATTGTGGAACTGGCACACGGGTCGGTGCGGCGCGTAACCGTCAATTTGGTGAATTTGGCGGAGGCGGCAGCGGTAAACGGCTATGAATCGGCGGATATGGGTAGCATTGCCAAAATGCAAGGCTTTGAATTTTATAAAGGGGAAGTGCCGAAACGCGGGGTGCGCGTATGAGAAAGCCCCGCCGTCAGCAAATTTGGGACATCCTGCGCCAGCAAAAAACGGTGTTTTTATCTGCCAACACACTGGCAGGCAAAACGGGCATCAATCCGAAAAATGTTGCCACCTTGATGTTGGGTTTGGAAAAGGCGGGCTATGTGGAAGTGTTGAAGCAGCGTGATGTGTTTACAGGCAAACTGGTTAAAACATGGCGGCTGTTGAAAGATTGCGGTGTGGATGCACCGCGTATTGACCGCCACGGACAGCCCTTGCCCGAAACCTTGTCGTCCGTAGCATGGCGCACCATCAAAATCCTGAAAAGTTTTGGGTTGGACGAGTTGCAGGTGCATATCGGTATGAGCCATACCATTGCCCGCAGCACCTTGCGCCATTACACAGCATGGTTGGCAAAGGCAGGCTATCTGAAAAACACGGGAACGGCGAACCGTCCGCATTATGTGTTGGTTAAAAACACGGGCGGACGTGCGCCGCAGGTATGGCACATCACGGAAGTGTACGACCCCAATACTCAAGCAACAGTTTATAAAAAGGAATACAGCGATGACGAATAAACGTATTAACAAGCCATATATGCATGAAGAGTGGTTTGGTATTTTGGAAGCAAAGGTGGCGGAAAGCTCACGCGGGATTGTCGCCAAAGACTTGGGGTACAGCCTGACTGCTGTCAGCCTGATTATGAATGGCAAATATGCAGGCAGTACGGATAAGGTGTGCGAGCGTGTGTTGGAAGTGTACACGCGCATCGCTTGCCCACATACAGGGGCGGAAATGCCATTGCTGATGTGCGTGGAAACCGCCAACGGTAAAGCCCCTACTCACAATCCCATGAAAATGGCGCATTGGCGGGCGTGTCAAAACTGCCCGAAGCGACCGAAACGGGAGTAAGGAGATGGCGCAGCGCAGATGGCAACGCCGCAAAGAATGCGCCGTGTGCCGCAAAGCCAAGTTTTTACGGAACTTCCGCTTTATCGGACACGGGCGCGGCGGCGGATTGAATAACTGGGCAGAAGTATGTTTAAAGTGCGAACACCAGCAACAGGAGCAGAAACATGAAGCAAGTACCGATTGAAGAGCGGCGCGAATGTTTGAATGAAGCCCGCGTGTTTATGAATGGTGGTTATGGTTTTGTCGCCATTCCCTATGTAACCGAAGAGCAGAAACAGCATCTGTTGCGCTGGCAGGAGCGGGTAATGGCGGAGCTGGCAAAACAGCAACATCGGCAGCCGCAAGCTGCATAAGCCTTTGGCGGGGCGATATATTTTTTTGCCCTGCCAATTTGATAAACCATTAATTTAAAGGAATTTGCACCATGAGTGGAAGATGTGGACTACTGCCAGATGCCCGCCGTGAATTTGCGGCAAACCTTGCGGAATTACTGGCTGAAAAAGGTTGGCGCAACATCCATGACAAGGAGATGGCACAGAAAATCGGCGAGTTTTGCCAAGTGCCTGTCTCTGGTCAAACAGTGCATTACTGGCGCAAAGGCAGTTTTTTGCCGCGTCAAGATTGGTTTGACCGTTTGGCGGATTGGCTGGACTGCGAGCCACACGACTTATTATCGCCACAGTATCAGTCTATTTTACAACAACGGAGTCATTGATGAGTAAACAACAAACCTACCACCTGACGTTGCAGGTAACAGAGCAGAACGGGCTACACGCAGCCACTCTGAAAAATGGCGACAAGCTGCTGGCTGATACCGATGGTTACCGTTGGCCGACTGCAACTGATGCTGCATCCGATGTGATGTTCAAGATGAACAGTTATTACAGCAATCATCAGAGAGACTTGGGCGTGTATGACGAGCTGGCGCAAGAATGGAAAAGCACAGGACAAAATGATGGACAAGAATAAGGCTTTAGAAAAAATCAAAAAATGCTTGGCATTAAGCCAATCCGCCAATGAAAACGAAGCGGCGCAGGCATTGAAGCACGCACAGGCATTGATGGCGCAATACGGCTTGAATCAGGTGGATGTGGACTTGTCAGAAATCAGTGAAGTCAGCCGCCCTGCCGCCAAAACGCGTAACTTACCTGATTGGCATTGGCAACTGATACACACGGTCAGCCATGCTTTCGGTGTGAACGACTTTTTTCAAGCAGGCTGTGCCGTATTTGTCGGTCCCGCGCACCGCGCCGAAATCGCTGCCTACGCCTACGAAGTGCTGCTGCGCCAGCTTCAGGCTGCCCGCCGCCGCTATATGGCAGACACCCTGAAATATGTGCGTCCGCGCTCAGCCAAAATCTACCGTGCCGATGCCTTTTGCATCGGCTGGGTGCAAACCGTAAGTGGCATGGTAAGCGAATTTGCCATGACTACCCATGAGAAAGGGCTGATTGAACGGCATATGAGCCGTTATGAAATCCAAGAAGCCCCCGACCGCAAACGCCATGCCGACGGCTATACGCAGTTGATGGCCGCCGCCGACTACAGAATCGGTCGCGATGCAGGCAAATCCGCGCAACTGCATCACGCAATGGGCGGAGAAGCGGAAACGGCGCGACAATTGGAGCAACCGTCATGAGCAACCTAAAAGATTTTATGCGCCAGATTGCGCGTTGTTTCGGAAACTATCCACCACCGCATCCCTGTCGTGGCATATCTATCTATAAAAACAGTTGGTATTTGGTTTTACAGGTTAATGATAGCGAATGTGGCATTCAGCGCGGCGACTGCATCAAATGGGCAGGATTGCAGGAAAGTGATGAAGTCGTGATTCTCACGCCATTTACATTTTTGCGGTTAAAGCGGGAGAGAAAGGACAGAGTGGCTGACATGGTCAGTCTGAATCTGACCCACTTGTCTGGTATGTCGCTGCGCCCGATTGATATGAAAGCGAGAAAATCATGAAAACCCGTTGCCCCTGCTGCGGCGCGGAAAACAGCCTAGACGCTCTGTTGGCGCACGATGATGCCCGTGAAGTAGTGGTTTTAACCGCGCAATTGGGCGAGCTGGCAAAACCTGCATTGCAGTATCTGGGTTTGTTTCGCCCAGCCAAAGGAAGCCTGTCATTTGGGCGCACGGCGAAGCTGTTGGCGGAACTGGCAAGCGACATACAGGCAGGCGAAATTACCCGCAACCGCGTTGTCCACCCCGCGCCGCCCGAAGCATGGCGTTATGCCTTTGCCACTGCATTAGCGGCACGCCACACGCTGAAGCTCCCCTTAAAAACACACGGCTGGTTGTATGAAGTGCTGGCAGGTTGGCAGCCTGCCGATACCACTGCCGTCCGACCCGCCACACCCCATCAATCCACCACCCCCGCTGTGTCCAGTAAAACCTTAAGCGCAGCGGTCAACTTGGAGAAATTTAAACGATGATGCCACCTGAAGTAAACAATACACTGGTTGAGTGTTTGCAATACACCTTAACCCTGCGTTTGGCCTATGCCCCTGCCGCCGATGCGATTGAAGGCACGATGATGGCATGGCAAACCACCTTTGATAACTTGCCGTGGGCATGGGATGAGGAGCGCGACAGCCAACGTCTGAAGCAGGCATTTGCCACCTTTTGGGCGAATGCCGAGCGGTTTCCGACACCCCGCCTGATTATTGACAGTCTGCCACCCGTGCCGCCGCCCACGGTCAAGCTGTTGCCCCATAAACCCACGCCCGAACAGATGGCAGCAAACCGTAACCGACTGCAACAACTTTTAAAAATCTTAAGTAAAGGAAAAACACTATGAGCAAAACCCGTGTAAAAACCGCCGCCCTGTCCAACCAAAGCAAACAGGATATTATTGATGCCATTAAGCAAATTGGCGACATCAGTCGTGAAGTCAAACGCCAAGAAGCCGAGATGAACGATGGCATTGCCGCCTTGCAACAGCAGTACGCCGAAGCCACTGCCCCGCTGAACGCCCAAATGGAAGAGTTGCAAAAAACCGTACAAGTCTGGTGTGAAGCCAACCGCGATGCGCTGACTGACAACGGCAGTGTTAAAAGTGCCGATTTGGTAACAGGTACGGTTAAATGGCGCAACAACCCGCCGTCTGTGCGGGTAACGGGTACGGCGGCGGTGCTGGCATTGTTGAAAGCCAACCCCGATTTGGAACGTTTTGTTCGCGTAAAAGAAGAAGTCAATAAAGATGCCGTCTTAAACGAGCGCGACAAGTTTGATAGCGGGCAAGTACCCGGACTGAAAATCGTGGAGGGACGCGAATACTTTGTGATTGAACCGCACGACCAAGATTTAAGCCACATTTAAACCGTTTTTAAAAACCCTTTCTGCAAGTTGAAACTTGCCCCAACCGCAGGGCGGCGGAACCGCCCAATCCCTTAACCCTTATAATGGAGTAAAACCATGAACAAAAAAGAACTGATTAAAGCCGTTGCCGAACAAGCAGGCTTAAACCAAGCCGATGCCGCCAAAGCCATTGACGCGCTGACTGCCGTTATCGGCAACACGCTGGCGCAAGGCAGTGAGGTGCAACTGACGGGCTTCGGTACGTTTGGCACGCTGAAACGCGCCGAACGTTTGGGGCGTAACCCCGCCACGGGCGAAATGCTGATTATCCCCGCCAGCCGTGTCCCCAAATTTAAAGCGGGTAAAAACCTGAAAGATGCGGTTGCCAACAGCTAACAGTTAATTAGTAACAAGCACCAGCAACGCCATGAAAGTATTAAATACTTTTGTGGCGTTTTTTTGTTTTTGCACTTGACATAGGAAGTATTGTTTCCTATAATACACACATCAACAACAAACACGGAGTCAAAATGATTAAAAAAGAAATGCGCCGCGCCACCCAGCGCAAGGATTGGGACACAGTACAAAAACTGGAAAACATCCTGAAAACACGCGAAGAGCGGCAGAAAATTCGCACAGAGCGGGAACTGGCAAAAGAGCATCTGGCAAAGGCACAAGCCGAAACCCGCAAACTAAACTATGATGTGCGTTTTTCATTCGCAGCCATGATTTTTGGCGCAGTGGGTGCGTTAAGCGGTTTAGTAGCATTAGTAAAATCATTTATTAACAAATAATTCGGGCAGCCCCGCAAGGGGCTGCGGAAAGGAAAACCATGTTTAATGATGAAGAATACCGTATTGAGCGTGAACGCTTACGGGCAGAATCAGAAAAATTGGATAAACAAGTCGCATGGCTCATCAAACACCGATATAAAATCTGGCTGTTATATGCCGTTGGCGGCGTATCCTTGTTGTGGTGGGCATTTAGCTTATGATTACTTACCCCGAAACGGGCTATACGCCCGCCAATCTGCGCCATCTGTTGGGTATCTTGGGTATGACACAGGCGGCAGCCGCAAACTATTTGGGCGTGTCTGACCGCACGGTCAGAATGTGGCTGGCGGAAACTGACAAACCGTCCCATACCGATATGCCCTTGCTGCAATGGCGTAAACTATCGGCATTGGCAAACACTGACTAAATCCTAACCCTGTTTGTTGTTGTTTCATCCCCGCAAGTGTGTGCTTGCGGGGATTTTTGCTGTTGGGGGCTTGCTCATCTTTGTAACTTATGTATATTTTGGACATTACAGGTATTGAAAGGCATCAAACGATGGCAAATCAATCTGATACACGGCAAAAACTGATTGCCAAAATCCATATCGGCAAGGTGCAGCTAGGCATGGACGACACCACTTACCGCGCCATGCTGATGCGTGTTACCAGTAAGCAATCATGCGCGAAAATGAACGAAGCGGAATTGGCACGGGTGGCGCAAGAGCTGGCGCGTTTGGGCTTTGGACACTCGCTTGGCAAAACCCCGCTGCGCCGCGCCGATGCGACACCGATGATGCGTAAAATCGCCGCTTTGCTGAATGAAACAGGCAAAACATGGAATTATGCACATGGCATAGCGAAAAAAATGTTTGGTGTGGAAAACGTAAACCGCTTGGACAACGACCAACTGCACCGTGTGGTGGCTGCGCTGCAATACCACGCGCAACGTCAAGAAAAGGAAACTGCAAATGGATAAGAAAATCAACGAACAGGATTTTGCGGATTTGCAACACCTGCTACCGCCGATGTTCGCGGAAATTGTGCGCCTGATTGGTTTGGATAGTGCGTATTTGCTGGTTAAAAACTATGGCGGCACAACGTTTAAAATCGGTAAAAACAAGAATAAACAGGGAAAAGTATTGCATTTCGCCCTTGCTGAAGTGGTGGGCGAAGACAATGCTTGCAAGATTGAGCAGCATTTGGGCGGACAACGCGAGCTAAATATCCCCAAATGTGATGCGGTGCTGCGCGAGCTGCGAAACAGGGAAATCCGCCGCGAATATGATGAGCTGACCACGCGGGCGCAGTATCCGATGGGTACGATGCTGGCAGCGCAGAATCTTGCCCGTGCCTACCATCTGACACAGCGGCGCATCTTTGACATCGTCAATGCCCCACCGTCCGAACCACCCGCGCAAACGCAGTTGTGGACAATGGCAGGTTAAACCCATCTGAAACCTATCCCCAAGCATCTCATGCTTGGGGATTTTGTATTGAAATGCAACAAGCAGCCGTAAGCGGTGCAAACGGGCAAAATGGCAGCAATATCAACCAAAAAGGAACAAAATGAACGAAAACCGCGCCGCCTTTTACGACACAGTACGGCACAGCCTGTTTTCAGGCAACCTGACACAAAAGCAGGTGGACGGCATGGAAGCCCTGCTCACCGCCATCAGTCCGTTTAGCGTGTGCGAGCAGGCGTATATGCTCGCCACCGCCTACCATGAAACCGCCCGCACCATGCAACCCATCGCCGAAATCGGCAAGGGCGCGGGGCGTAAATACGGCACATGGCTTACCAACAGCAACGGTGTGTGCTACTGCCACGCCCACGGCGATAAAAAACGCAAGCCCGTTGTGTACACCGAAACCGACTATCCGCACCTGTACTACGGGCGCGGTTATGTCCAATTAACGTGGTTAGAAAACTATCTGCGTGCGGGCAAAGAGCTGGGATCGGTGCTGACCGATGCTGGACAACTGGCACGCGAACCCAAGCTGGCGATGCGTCCCGATATTGCCGCCATGATTATGTGTTTCGGTATGCGAGACGGCTGGTTTACGGGGCGCAAGCTGTCTGACTACATACGCGGCGACCAAGCCGATTACGTCAATGCCCGCCGCATCATTAACGGCACGGATAAGGCGCAGGCGATTGCCGCCTATGCCCGCAAGTTTGAAGCCGCGTTGCGGGCGATGAATTAAGAAAGGAAAAGCCGATGAAACACACCCTTTATGCGGCTTTGGCTGCTGCTGTCGCCAAATTTAAACACGCTTTTACCGAACTGCCACAACCCCAAGCTGTGCGCCAACCGACTTTTTACGGCAAAGCCCACCGCTTCAGCGGTGTGGCCGCCGCCCGTCGCGCTGCTAAAAAACGCCGCGCCCGCCGCCGTTAAATCATCACCCCAAACCAGAGGAGCTAAAGCAATGCGAATTGCCGTGATTCCCATGATGCTGGCGGCTGCAATGGCCGCCGCAGATTGTACCGTTACCCTGCCTGAAGACGACTACCACCGCATCAAAGCCCTGTTAAAAGGTAAGCGCACTGTAACCCACCGCTATGCCGAAGGACGTGCGGTACACCTGCGCGTGGCGTTTGGCAATACTGACCCATTTACCGAGCAGCTGAATCGCCGAACATTAGCACGTTATGGACACTTGCAATGTGGAAAGGAACAAGATGCCCCACCCGAAACATTACCCGAAATCAGACCCACCAGCCCCACAGCCCCCGCCGCCAAAAAGCCGCCTCTCAAACTGGTTAGGCGGTTTGGTCAATAACCCAACCACGGGGCAAATCTCACACAGTAAGGTGTGGGCAAATATCGCTGCGGGTGTGATGACGTGGCAGTTTGTCAGTGGCGATGCCCCCGAATGGCAATGGTGGGCGTATGGGGGGATGGTGGGCGGCTATGGGTTAGCCAAACGTGCCATTGCCGCCGTGCAGCAGGTTTCCGAGATTAAGAAAGAAAAGGAATGATTATGAAAAACAAAGAATTAACATTTGGTCAAAAAGCGGTGGGTTTAACATTTAACCCAAGCGGTAACGAAAAAGTAACGCAATGCAAACAAGCATTTGCCGATTTAATTGACATGATGAATGACTTGCGTAGCGACCCAAATAGCTCGCAAGACGCAAAACGTCATGCGTCTGTGGCAATCACCGAACTGGAAACCGCGCAAATGCGTGCTGTAAAGGCTTTGACGGTGTAACGGTATGGGAAAGCAACCAAACCCAATTGACCATTTAACTGGCAAGCAGCGTAAAGCATTGGAAGAAGCCGTATTGTGGGCGGCTAGGCAAGGGAAAGTCCTATCCGATGCGGAAGTAGACGAAATCGCCCATCAACTGCTGCGCTTAAACAACCCTGCACGTGGCATAAATTACTGTCTTTAATAAGGAGTATCTATGTTTAGCTTGCCCCACTACCTGAAACCCGCCCTTGCCGCCGCCGCGCTGCTGTTTGTCGGCGCAACGGCTTATCAATCGGGCAGACACCACGCGCAAAACCGTTGCGATGCCCAAGTTGCCAAGCTGCGCGAAACCCACGCCGCCGCGCTGTTAAAAGCCGAGCAGCACTACACCGCCGCCCTGCAACAGCACGCCGCGCAATATCAGGCGCGTTTACAGGCAGCCCGTGAAGCGGACAAAAACCTGTTTGCCGCCACTGTCCAAGCCCGCACCGAATCCGCAAACCATAAAAAGGAAATCCCCCATGTTATCCAAAACGATGCTGCTGCCGATTGCAGCGTGCTTGGCACTCTCGGCTTGCAACATTACCAAAAATCACTCGGCTACTGATGCGCCCGTCAAAGTGATTGAAAAACCCGTGCTGCCGCCGGTGCCGTCCGCGCTGATGCAAAAGCCGCCACGCCCCGAACCGCCCGCATCGGGCAAAGCCGCCGACCTGTTGGCGCACGCTGCCGATTTTGGCGCGTATGTGCGCCAGTTAGAAATCAAACTGGACGGCTGGATTCAATGGGTGAATGAACAAGCAGAAAGCGAGAACGTGCCGTGATGAATTACCGCGAACAGGTGCAGCGCGTGCTGTCTATCTACCACGCCCGCGCCGAATTGGGATTAAGCCGCAGCCGCGAGCAGGAAACCTTTGCGCGGCTGGTGTACGGCTTGTTAAAGCGCAATCAAATCCCGTTTAACTGGCATTTAAACCGCGATTTTGATGCCGTCTTTACCGTATCGCGCCAACACGCAGGCAGCCTGAAACGCCTGTTTGAACCGCATACGCTGGCGTTTGAGCAAGGCGGTGCGGTGTTGTCGCAGTACGGGCAGGACGGCATACAGGTGCGGTTTGCGTGGGCAGAAAGGGGTAAAGCATGATTGGCAAAATTCCTTTAACGGTGGAATGGGCATTCGGCATTTTAATCAGCTTTTTAATCGCGCTGTTATGGCATTTTATCAATGATTTAAAACGCAGGTTTGCCGATGCCGAACACGACCGCACCCGTTTGCGCGAACAACTGCATCAGGTAGAAAAAAACTACCAAAGCAAAGCCGAAGCCCGCGAACAGCGCGGCGAAATTGCCGAGCTGCTGCGCGAAATCAAAGCGAATGTAAAAGAGGTCAGCGAAAAGCTGGACAGAAAGGCAGACAAATGAAATCCGAACAACAAGATGCCGTGTTGAAAATGTTGCAGGAAATCCGCGATAAGCAGGATGAAACCATTGCCAAACAGGACAAAATGGACGAACACCTGAAGCAAATCCACAAAGACTGCCGCCGTGATTCCATCATAGCGGGCGGCGCGGCAGGCGTGGTTACCGGCGGCGTGGTATCGGTGGGCGTGGCGTATATCCGCGCCAAACTGGGGCTGTGATATGGCGCACCCGCAAGAGACCCGTGAAAAACTGCGCCGCCTGTATGTGGTGGAACAGCAGTCCTTGGAAAACGCCGCGCTGATGTGTGGTATTTCCGCTGCGACTGCGAGAAAGTGGAAATACGCTGATCGAGAAAAAGGCGAGGACTGGGACAAACAGCGCACCGCCTACATGATGGCAGGTGGTGGTATGGAAGATGTGTCCCGTGCGATTTTGGCGGGCTTTTTGGTGCAATACCAGTCCACCATTGAAGGCTTACAGGCAGACGAGGCTATGCCCCCAGCCGCCAAAGTAGAATCGCTGACCAGCTTGGCAGATGCGTTTAACAAAACCGTTTCCGCCAGCCGCAAAGTGCTGCCCGAAACCAACGAGCTGGCAACGGGCATGAAAGTATTGATGGCGTTGGGCGACTATATCGGCGAACACCATCCGCAGCATACCGCCGCCTTTGTGGATATTTTGGACGGCTTTGCTGCCAAGCTGCCTGAAAAACTCAAGGGCTGATTATGTCTTTTAACAAAAAAGAATTTTTACAGCAAATCGCGGCGTATTCCGCCCGTCTGCGCCAAACCATTGAAGCGGAAGTATCGGGCTTTGACCCGTCGCCTGCCGCCGTTGCCGAGCGGCGCAATGCCGTATTTGACCCCGTAACGGGCTACGAATACTTTGTCCAAAACTACTTTCCGCACTATGTGCGCTCGCCCCATCAATCAGAGCTGCACCGCTATTTATTCCGCCGTTTACCCGCCATCCTGCAATCCGACAAAAACGAAACCGAAGCCGATGCCGCACCGCGTGGCGAAGCCAAATCCACGCTGGTAACGCAGTTGTTTTCGCTGTGGTGCATCGTAACGGGGCGCAAAAAATACATTGTCGCCATTATGGACAGCATCGACCAAGCCTACCCGATGCTGGAATCCATTAAAGCCGAGCTGGAATTTAATCCGCGCCTGATTAGCGATTTTCCCGAAGCCACAGGACAGGGGAAAGTTTGGCAGGCAGGCACAATCGTGACCGCCAACGGCGTTAAAGTCCAAGTGGCGGGCAGCGGCAAAAAGCTGCGCGGTTTGCGCCACGGCGCATACCGTCCCGACCTGACCGTCTTGGACGATATAGAAAACGACGAACAAGTCCGCAATCCCGACCAGCGCGACAAACTTTCCGCATGGCTGACCAAAACCGTGCTGCAACTGGGCGGCGTGGGGCAAAAATACGATGTGATTTACATCGGCACGGTGCTGCACTACGACAGCGTGCTGAACCGCACCCTGCAAAACAAGTTTTGGCACAGCCGCAAGTTTCAGGCAGTTTTGGCGTGGCCGGAGCGCATGGACTTATGGGAACGCTGGGAAAACCTGTACCGCAGCGAGGGCGAAGAGATTGCCGCCCTGTTTTACGACAAGCATCAGGCAGAAATGGTACGCGGCGCAAAAACATCATGGGCGGCACGCGATATTTTGGCATTGATGAAAATCCGCGCCCGTGACGGACACGATGCCTTTGACAGCGAGTACCAAAACGACCCCGTTTCAGGCAGCAATGCCCCGTTTGCCGACCTGATTGAACGCTGCATCTATGTGGAAAAAGACCTGCCGAATGATTTGGAAATCTTTGGCGCGATTGACCCATCTATGGGCAAATCGGGCAACGGGCGCGACCCGTCCGCTATTTTGGTGGGTGGGCGCAGCAAAAGCACGGGCAGGCTGTATGTGCTGGAAGCCGTGATTAAAAAAATGCTGCCCGACAAGATTATTGAAACCGTTATTGCCCTGCAACGGCAGTACCAATGCAAAAAATGGGCTGTGGAAATTATCCAGTTCCAAGAGTTTTTTAAAAGCGAGCTGGTGCGGCGTAGCGCATTGGCGGGCGTACCCGTCCCCGCACAGGGCATCCGACCCAATGCCGATAAAACTTTACGCATTGAAACCCTGCAACCGCATTTGGCAAACGGGCTGATTTGGCTGGGACGTGAGCATAGCGTGCTGCAAACACAGTTGCGCCACTTTCCCAAAGCCGACCACGACGACGGTCCCGATGCTTTGCATATGCTGTGGATGTTGTCGCAAAGTCGCGCAGGCGGCGGAATGCGCCCGATACCAATTTACGAAAACTGCCCTTATTAGGTATTAGGATAAAACCATGCCAAAAAGAAAGAAAAATCCAGCCAGCGCACTGGTTAAATCCAAGCCGCTGGATATGAAACAACTGGTGCAAGATACCGCCTACGCACTGGATGCTTTTGCCGCCCAAGGCAGCGATGATTTGCTGGGGTATTTGGGCTTGTCGCGGCAGCAGGTGTATCAGGCAGTGATGTCAGACGATGAAGTGGATGCCTGTCGTGAAGACGTGGTGTCCGCGCTGCTGGCCAGCACTTGGCGGCTGTACGGCGACGATACCGATGATGTGCAGATGGACAAGCTGTATAAGTGCATCCGCAAAAACCTGCCCGCCATTGCCGAGCAGGTGGTGGTCGCCAAGCTGTGCGGCTATGCGGTGGCGCGGCTGGTGTACAAGCAAGACGATGACGGCTTCGTGGTGTTGAGCCGCGTGATTAGCCGCCACGATGAATTGGACAGATACGTCCCCAAATTTGACCGCTTGGTTTACAACGGCGTTTTAGGTGAGGAAACCGCCGACACCGAATTTGCCCACCTGTTTTTAACCAACAAAGCCACCTCCAAAAACCCCGCAGGCGAAATGGCGGTGGTGCGGATTTATCCCGCCGTGATGCTGCGGCGCGAAGGCTGGCGTTATGCCTACCAGTTTACCCAACGTTATGCCCAGCCCTATCTGGTTGCCAAAACACAGGGCGACAAAGATGCGGCGGCGCAAACCGTCAGCCGTTTTAAAAATGGTGGTGCGGCGGCGATTGACGTGGAAGAAGAGCTGCAAATGCTGCAAAACGCGGCAACGGGCGAGTTTTTCAGGCTGCTGGAGCAGATGGCAAACGCCCGTATCCAAAAATCCGTACTGGGACGGGTTAAAACCAGCGAGCTGATAAACGGCAGCCGCTCGGCACAAAAGGTAGAGCAGGATAACCAAAAAGACCGCATTGATGCTTACCTTAACCTGATGGCAACGGCGGTACAGCATATTGTGGACGCGCTGGTTGCCCTAAACGGCTATTATGCCGCGCCGATTAAGGTTTCAGGCAATTTGTGGTTTGAGTATGCGTCCGAAAACAAAGTGGATAAAGACCGTGCCGAGCGCGATGCCAAATACTTGGCAACGGGCAAGGTGGAATTAACCGAAGCCTATTACACCGACGTGTTAGGTTTTGAACCCGAACATTTCCGCGTGGTCAGCGATGCAAAAGGTGGTGCAAACCTGCCCTTATCCGTGCGCCTGTCGGACAGCCAAGACCCCGTGCAGCTTTCCGCCGACCAAAAAATCATGCAGCCCAAAATCCAAGCCATTTTGTCGGCGGCCGCGCAAGCCAACAGCTACGCAGAATTTGAACGCCTGCTGGACGGTTTGGATTTGAGCGTGGGCGACCAAATCCTCATTGACCGCTTGGTGTACCAAAACAGCCAAGCCGTTGCCGACGGCATGGAGGGCAAGGCGTGAGCGTCCAGTTTACCAGCCTGCTTGACCGCGCTGCTTATGAGCATTTGGCAGGACGCGAGCTGCTGCCCAGTTACAGCCATTACGATGTTTGGCTGTACGAGCATTCTGTCAGCTTCGCTGTTGCCAAAATGATGGACATGGATTTACTGGCGGAAACCAAAGCCGCGCTGCAAACCGCCATGCAAAACGGCACGGCTTACCGCGACTTTGAAAAGCGTTTAAAACCCTTTTTAATGGCACGCGGCTGGTGGGGCGAGCAGGTAATGACTGACCCTGCGGACGGTGTTGTCAAAACCGTGCAGCTTGGCAGTACCCGCCGTTTGCGCGTGATTTTTCAGACCAATATGGCAACCGCCTATGCCGCAGGACGTTGGCAACGCATCCAAGCATACCAAGACGATTTTCCTTTTTTGAAATATATCCCGTCCGTTGCCGAGCAGAAACGCCAAAGCCATATGAGCTACTATAACCGCATTTGGCGCGTAAGCGACCCCATTTGGCAGACCATCTATCCCCCCAACGGCTACGGCTGCCAATGCACCGTGCGTCAGCTTACCGAAGCCCAAGCCCTGCGAGAGCGCGGCGAAGACATTGCCAAAAATCCCGATGCCTTTGATGCACAGCAAATTGAAAACCACCGCAAAGGCGTGATTGACGACGGGCAAGAGCATATAGAATGGGTGGAATTTACCAATCCGCGCACGGGGCAAACCGTGCAAGTGCCGTTTGACATCACACCAACCTTTGCGCATAACCATGCCAAACGGCTGGATAATTTGCTGGATTTGGCAGCAGAAAAGCACGGCACCGAGTTTGCGACAACTGCAGAGAATGAATTGGCACAATATTTGGCAAAACGTGCCGAGCAGGAACTGCTGTCCAGCAGCGACAACATTATCGCCGAAGGCAAACGCCTGTTTGAAAAACATCGAGAAACCATTATCACGGCATTTGAGCAAAAGCAGCCGCATTTGGGGATTATGGAAGCCATGCGCTTGGAGGGAGTGGAAACAGGCGAAAACGTTTTGTTAAACGGCACAGACCCCGACTTGGTTAAAGAATTTGGCGAAGTGGTGTCCCGATACCCGCAGGCTTGGCTGGATATGTCCAATGCCAAAGGGGTAACGGTGGTTGAAGCAGGAGATGTCCGCTCTTTCCAAACTTACCTGACCCTTAAGGATTATAATTATTTAATCAGTAATATTGATAATCCGCCCGCCATGTACGACCATTTTGTCTATGCCTTAAAAAACAAGATGACAAGAGCGGGCGGCAGCTTGATTTCCATCGCTTTGGAAACTAATCCAGTATTAAACCACTCTCGTTATATACATGAATTTGCCCACCGCTTACAGGCTGCCATGCCTGACTTGAATGATTTGTTTGTGCGCCTGTGGCATGAACGGACAACAGGGGAAACGGCACACCCGTTGCAGGAATTAACAGGCATTTTAAGCTACGGCAAACATGAGATAGCGAAAAAAGACGGCTTTCCCGACCCTTACTATGGTAAGATGTATGGCGATGAAAGCAATCCGCTTCCAAGAGAAATGATGACCATGACATTTGAGTCATTATTAGGCGGAAACCCCGCTTTATTTGCACAATTGGCTTCAAAGCCCGACTTTTTCCACTTCGGCTTGGCATTGCTATTGAGATACAAACCATGATTACCGTATTTACATTAACCCGTAACCGAACCCCTATCGGTCAGATTCACTGGGAAACAAAACAAAGGGGGGTATTCCCTATCGCCAATAGTGGGAAAATTTACGGTGACGAAACTGCGGTAAAGGCTTTGAATGCTTTGGTTGAGCGGGCTTTCTCGGAAAAGTGGAAGAACATTCTGCCGCCCAATCCCAATTTAAACGAATTAAGCGACCCGCTTACTTCCCCTAGCGAATTATTTTCCATGTTTATTCATGGCGGCTATGATATTCCGCCCGAATTGCAGCAGATGTACGACAAATTATGCGGAAATATAGATAGCGGCGGTATAGATGTGGATTTTTAATGTTAAAAACAGCCTGTATCATTCAGGCTGTTTTTTATTTATTTTGATTGTCCTGTACTGCCCGATTATCCTGATTTGCAAAAACGCCGTTTTACGGCGTTTTTTTATTCCACCCTTATCCTACTCCCACCCGATACGTCCAACGCAATCTGTGGCGTTTTTAAAGGGGGTTTAAAGGGGGGGTATTGTTTATTAGACCAACCACGCCCGATGCCATGCGTACATTCGGGCGTTTTTTTGCGTTTTCCGCGCCCAAAAATGATTTGAAACGGCACAAGCAGCCTAATTCCGTCTTACCCGCCATAATCGGCGATGTTTTCCCTTTTTATTTTTTTTGCCATGACCCTATCCGTCAAACTGGCCGCCGCGCTGACGGCGGTGGATTTTGCCGCCGACGGCACGGTACGCCGTTTTAGCGGTGTCGCCCATTCGGGCAAGCCGTTTGTCCAATACGACGTGCCGTATATCGTGGACTTGTCCAATATCGCCTACCGCGACCGCGTAGCCGTGTTGGTAGAGCATAGCCCCGACCGCAAAGCGGGTGCAGGCAGCCTGTCGTTGGGACAAGGCGGCTTGCTGATTAACGGCACGCTGCTGGACAACGAACACGGACGGGATATTGCCACATCTGCCGACCAAGGCTTCCCGTGGGAAATGTCCGCCTACATTCAGGCGGCGCGATGGGAAGAGCTGGCGGCAGGCGCAACTGCCACCGTAAACGGACAAGAGCTGACTGGTCCGATGGTGATTATGCGTGATTGTACTGTCCGCGAAGTGTCGTTTGTGGCGGTAGGTGTAGATAAGCACACGTCCGCCGTGGTGTTAAGCGATAGCGAAACCTTTAAACCCGATTTAAAACCCAAGCAAGAAAGCCAAAACATGACTAAAGAAGAGCAAGCCGAATTTGACAAACTGAAAGCCGAGTTGGAAGCGGAAAAAGCCAAGTCCGCCGAACTGGAAAAAGCCAAAGCCGCCGCCGAAAAGAAAGCGCAGGTGGACAAAAAGCTGTCGGCAGCAGGCGCAAAACCTGCCGCAGACGGCAACGGTTTTGACGGTATCAGCGCGGCAACCTATGAGCTGCTGCTGTCCGCCAGCCCCGAAGCAGCAGATGCGTTGATTGCCGATTTGAAACTGTCGGCAGCCGCCGAA